AAGCAATGAGTGAAGAGATTGTTTGGGATTGATTCGGCTTTTTTATTGCAAACAACCACAAAAAGGAATTGCGAATAATGGCAAAAGAAAACGAAGGCACGCTCGCTGCTGAAATATTGCAGGACACTTTGGATAATGCCGATGTTGAAGAAACAGAAGCAAACCAAAATGCTGAAGGTGTGCAACAGACTACGGAAACAGAGGACAATCAAGCAGATGAATCCGGCGAGGACAATCAAGAGCTTGAATCCGATGAACCGATTGTAACCGAAGATCAAGTGAAAGAATGGGGAATGCCTAAGAGTTTTGTAGGGAAACCGGTTTCGGAGGTTTTCAAATCTTACAAGAATCTACAAGGGCAATCGACGAAAGTTTCTCAAGAACTTGCTGATCTTAAAAAACAGCTTACTCCTAAAGAGGAAAAGAAGGTTGATGAAGCGCGAAAGATCATTCCGCTTGCATACAAGGCGCTGGACAAAGCCGCGAAAACCAACGCCATTAAAAAAAATAACGCGGCCCGCAAAAAATCCCGCCTTATGAAATTGTTCAAAAAAATAAGGAATTAGCTAACAATATTGTATTCTTAGCAAGAAGTTTAGGTTACTATACTACAATAGTTGAGAAATTAGTTAAATCACAATTAGGAACAGAATCAATAGTTTATAGAATAAATATAAAAGGGGAGGTATGGAAAATTCCATGCAGGGTGGAAAGAAAGAAAGCTCAAAATTTTAAAAGAGTATCAAATTCTTCTTGTACACAAATAAAAGTAGAAGAAATAGGAAAAGGAAAGTATTATGGTTTTGAGTTGGAAGGAGAGAAAGAAGAGGATAAATTATTTTTTTTAGAGGATTTTACAATAGTACATAATTGTGGAAAAGCTCCAAATTTATTAGATTTTGCAGATGCTACTATGGATTCATTATCTTCTGGATTAAATAGTAGTACAGGACAGATTATATTTTTTGGTACAGGTGGTGGTAATAATACAGATTGGGAAGGATTTAAAGAAATCTTTTTTAGACCTTCTAAATATAATTGTTTAGAGTTTGAAAATACTTGGGATGAAAACTCATTAGGTACATATTGTGGATTATTTATTCCTGATTATTGGACTGCTGAGGGATTTATGACTGATAATGGTGAATCCTTAATAGAATTAGCAAAGGAAGCAGAAATTGGGCATCAAGAAGATATATATATTAGAAAAGGAGACATAAGAGGATTAGTTGCAAGAAAAATGGAACATCCTTTAACTCCATCAGAAGCATTTGCAATAAGTGGAAATAATATATTTGATGTTATAAGTATAAGAGAATGGAGATTAAAAGTAGAAAGAGAAGAATTACATACTACATTAGGAAATGTGGGTTCTTTCTCAAGGAAAGATGATGGTAAATTAAAGTTTAATATTAATGCAGAAGCTGTACCTTTTTGGGATTATCCTATACAAAGAGATTTAGGAACAACAAAAAGTGCAGTAATTATATGGAAAGCACCATTAAAAATTGAAGGAAAGATTCCTTCTAATTTATATATTGTAGATGTAGATACATATAGATTTGACCACAGTTCAGGAATATCAGTTGGAGCATGTTATGTTAAAATAAGAAGTAGTAACAAAGTTGAATATAATCAGGATGATAGAATTGTTGCACAATATATAGGTAGACCTAGAACTAAAGATGATTTTTCTAAGATAGTATTTGAATTGGCTGAATATTACAATGCAAAAATAGGATATGAAAATGATGACCAGACTTTACTTGATTATGCTAAATTAAAAAGAATGGATTTATCTAAGTGGTTGGAAGGAGAATTTCAACTTGCTTATGATGAGAAACTGAAAACTTCCAATAGTAAAGTAAAAAGAAGGTATGGAATGCACATTGGTAGTGGTAAACTAAATGAAAGAAAATATACTGGAGATGAATATATAAAAGAGTGGTTGGAAACTAAGAGAGCTGTGGATGATTTAGGAAATATACAATTGAATTTACATACTATATATGATATTGGATTACTAAAAGAATTAGAGAGTTATAATCCAGAGAAAGGAAATTTTGACAGGATAGCTGCATTTAGAATATCAATGTATCATGGAAGAGAATTGGTATATAATAGAATGGAGACAATGTTGGATGAAAAGAAAGATAATATATTGCAAAGAGCATTTTTTAAATAAAGGTTAATTTAGAAAAAATGAACGTAACAAGACCAGAACAAAGATTACGGTTTAAAGATAAGGGAGAAGATTGGAAAAAAAGTAATGTCGAATATTGGACAAACATAAGTACTGCTTATTCTATTACAAATGGTGATGCTACAGTTTTATATGATGTAGCAGCAGGAAAGTTAGATGAAAGCTTATATACTTATGTAACTAATCCGTTAAATGAGGAGAGGGCAAATCTGAAAGGATACCCATCAAAGATGAGAAATATTGATATTATAAGCTCTAACATTTGGATGCTTATGGGTGAACTCTCCGAAAGATTTTTTAATCCAATTGTCGTGGCGTTAAATTCCAATTATAGCTCCGAAAAAGAGAAATTAGAATTTGATTTACGTCTAAAACAGCTCCAACAACAGTTTGTTAATGGACTTGTGCAAGAAGGTGTACTACCAGAAGAAATTGCACAAACCCCTATGCCAGAGGATATTCTGAAACTTACAGTTTCAAATTTGAAAGACCAACTGGCTATTCTTGGGCAAGTAGCCATTGATGTCATAATGCAAGATAATGAAGTTGACAGAATCAGGCGTAAAACTTTTTATGATTTTATTGTACTTGCCCGATGTTTCACTTATAAAGATGTTTCAATGAATGATGTACGTTATATGTATATTAGTCCTATGGAATTAAGTTTTACAAGTAGTCCTAATGTAGACTTTGTAGAAGATTGTGAGGCAGTTAAGAGAACTGTATCCATGCCAATATCACAAATGATGGATTTATTTGGAGATGACAAGGAATTTCAAAAGTTTTTACCAGAATTAGAACAGAAATCTGGATTAGTTGGTTATCAATCTTTATATTCAGGAGGTACTAATAATACTTTAAGTGGAATATTTGGTAATAATAGTGTTAATCAAATTGAGGGTGTTCAATTAGAACATGTACAATGGGATAGTATGAGATTGCTTAAAAAAATTACAGGAATTGATGTTACAGGAAATCCATATAGTGAAGTATTTGATGAAGACTATATAGCAATAGAAGGAGAAGAAGTTGAGGAGTTTTGGGTAAAAGAAATATGGGAAGGATATAGAGTAGATAATAATCATATCTTTGGTGTTGAACCATTAGCTAATCAAAGAGGAACTTATGATAATCCTAATAGAGTAAAAAAATCTTATAATGGTAGAATATTTAATAATAATTATGTAATACCACAATCTATTGTAGAAAAAGGATTGATATTTCAGATAAAATATAATATTGTACATTATCAGTTGGAAATGACTCTTAATAAGAATATGCACAAGATTACATTCTTTCCACTTGGTATAATTCCTAAGAAAGAAGGATGGGATGAATTTACTTTTCTATATTATGCTAAAGCAACAGGATTTGGATTTGTAGATGAAACTAATCCTGCAACAGCAGCAGCACTTCAATATATGAAGGCTATTGACCTTTCTCTTGGACAATATATAAAAGAAATGTATGATATTCTTAGAATGATAAAGGAAGATTGGGATGAATCAGTTGGAATTTCAAGACAGAGGAGAGGAAAATCAATGGCATCTGATGGTAAAGCAGTTACAGAAGAAGCTATATTTAGAAGTAGTGTAACAAGTGAAGAATTCTTTAAACAACATGAAGAAATCATAGTAAGAGATTTGAATGGATTACTTGATTTATCTAAAGTAGCATGGATAACAGGTAGAAAAGGTAGTTATATTAATAGTGAATATAAAAGAGTGGACTATGTTTTAGACCCAGAAGTATATCCATATAGTGAACATCAGGTATATGTACAAAATTCAGCTAAAGCAGCAAAACAAGTTGCAATGATGCAAAATCAAATTGGTACAATTGCTCAACAAACCCAACAGTTTAGTATCTTACCTAGAATTGCACAAGCTGTTAATATGCCACAATTAATAGAGCAGTTGGAAGCAATAGAAGCTAATTTAGCTAAAAATGCTAAAGCACAACAAGAAGCAGAACAAGCAGTAGAACAAGCTAATATTGAATCTTTAGAGAAAGATAGGCAATTAAGAATCTATGAGATAGATGAAAATAATGAAGCTAAAAGAGAAGTTGCTTTGATACAAGCTCAAACTTCTCTATTAGCTATAGACACAACAGATGAAGGAGCAGTAGATGCAATTAAACTCGAAGAGTTAAGTAATAAGAGAATGGAAGCATTTGAAAAACTTAGAATAGAGAGAGAAAAAATACAAGAAGCTAAAGCAGATAGAATAAGTAATGAGAAACTTACCAGAGAAAATATGGTAAATGATAAGGAAGTGGCGCAGATAAATGCAAGAAACAGGGGAAAGAAATAGGCTTATATAATGAGATTATGGGCATATATATTATATAGAAAAAATGGGGTATAGATAAACACTATATTATTGTGTAAATTTGTATTCGTTTTATTGAAAATTAACTTTAAACTTAAAATAAAACAAACATGGTAGAACAAAAAGATGGGAACTTTCCTCAAGGAGTAGAGTTTTCAAAAGACACAACAGAACGTCTTTCTTCATTATTTGGTGATAAATTAATAGAAATTGAGGATAATTTAGACGAAGAGGAGGAGGAAGAAGTAAAAGAAACAGCAGAAGAAATAGCAACAAGGGAAGCTGCGGAAGTCATAGCAAAAGAAAAACCTGCTGAAATAGATGAAGATGAAACTCCACTTGCATTCTTAGCAAGGGCGTATGGATACAAAGAAGATGACTTAGATGGGATTGACCTAAAAAATGATAGTATCCAAGAAATCAAAAAGTTTTATGATAAAAGAGATGAGAGTGTAAAAGACTCAGCTATAAAAGAACTATTTGAGTTATATCCAGATGCAGGAGATTTAGCAAAGCATTTAGCTAATGGTGGTAGTATTGATACATGGAGAATGAAACAACAAACTGCTAATTGGAATTTTAAATTAGAAGAAGACGATGTGGAGACTCAAGAAAATGTATTGAAACATCATTATAAGAACTTAGGATTTTCTGATAAAAAAATTAATACACTATTAGAAACAGCTAAAGATGATGGAGAATTATTTAGTGAAGCTAATGAAATTGTAGAACTAAATAAAAAAGCACAAGAATCTTATATAGCAGGAGAGTTAGCTAAAGAGCAGAAGATGAATGCTGAAATAGATAGGCAGAATAAAGAAATAGAAAAGCAAATTAATACAACTATTAAAAGTGGGAATTTAGAAGGGAGGATAATTATACCAGAAAAACAAAGAGCAGAATTTCAGAAGTTTGTACTATCAGAAGAGAGAACAAAGAAATGGAATGAACTACCTTTAGAAAGACAATTATTATTAGATTATCTTGTAATGACTGATTTTGAAGTTAAAGGACTGGAAAAACCAAAAGGAAAAACAATTGTGGTTACTAAACGACCTACTATTAGTGGTACAACAGATGATACACATGAAATGTCATTTGAAGAACTAAAGAGAAGAGCTAAAAAGTAGGGATAGAATAGAAACCTATTTTTAATAATAAATATAAATCTAAGAAAAATGGCAAAAATTGCGTCCGAATTAAAACTTTATCAAGATGTGTATCGTGATAAAGAGTATTCCAGTATGACAGAGCTTACTAAAGCTATGCAGAGTGAATCCACTATACTGTCTCCTATTGTTACTCACTTACTATATAATAGTAAAGAGTATGGTAAGAAAAACTTTCCTATTCTTGCATATACAGAAGGAAATTTGGAAAGTAAAGTGAAATCAGTATCTAAAGTAACTTTAGATAATGCTAGTCATGAATATCGTTACCCTGTTATGGGTGCACCTAAAAAATCATCTATGGTAGTAAATGGCTATGCTACTGCTACATCAAAAATTGGTTTAAATGGTGGACAATTTAAAGTAGTATTTGGAGATAGATGGTTCTATAGAGGACAGATTGTATATCCTCCACATGCAAGTCGTGCAAAATTACAATGCCAAATTGATGCTGACCCAGTAAATGTTGGTGGTACAAATTGGGAATACACTATGTCGTTAATGACAAAACCTCCTGGATTATTCATGCCATTTGCTTGTTTGGTATCTGGTGCAGTTTGGACAGGTGGTGTTGCTAAAGTAGGATTTGAGAAATCTAAAGGTGTTGAATCAAGAAGTCAATTACCATCAATGGTTACTAACATGATTTCTATCATGCGTAGTAGCTACAAATATTCAGGAAATCTTGCAAAGAAAACAATGATGTTCCATATTCCTATTGATGGAAAACTATTCAAATCTTATATGGATTATGAATTGTATATGTCAATGTTGACTTTCAATGAGCAAAGAGAACATGATATATGGTGGAGTCAATATGGAAAAGCAGCTACAGGTGATTTTTACAAATATGATAGTGAGACTGGTATTGGAATTCCTTCTGGTGCTGGTATTGACCAACAAATTCCTCCAAGTAATGTAGATACATATAGTATACTTACCTACAATAAATTCTTTAATGTAGTAAGAGATGTTACTTTTAATATTACTGATGAACTTGCTGATATACATATCTATACAGGTAGAGGTGGTATGCAAGATTTCGATAGGATGATTAAAACCGAAATGAAAGGTTTCACACAATATATTGATAGTCGTCAATTTAGTAGTGGTGAAAATTCTCATAATATGGTTTATGGTAGTTTCTTCACATCATTTCGTCATATTGATGGACAGATGTTGACAGTACATTATCATCCAATGTTTGATAGAGGTATTTATGCAGAAGGACAACCTATTCATCCTATATCAGGATTACCAATATGTTCACATCATTTCTATTTTGTTGACCAAACAACTTATGAAGGTGAATCAAATATGCAATATATAATTCAAGCAGGAATGGAAAACATCAGCTTTGTAGTTGCTGGAGTTCATACACCACTTGGTTATCCAGAAACAGTTTATCGTTCAACTGATAGAGACGAAACAAGTATCGAAAATGTAAGAACAGGTGGAATTCAAATTAAGAGACCTAGTTCTTGTTTTAAGTTACTTTGTGGACTTGGGCAGTAACAATGAATAATTGTTTTTGTTGAAACATTTAATTTAAACTTTAATTTATAAAAAATGGACAACCAAACAATAGCAACAGCAAAAACTACGACTAATAAAGTGGAAACACCTAAGACAGTAGAAGTATTATATCAGATTTCAGTAAATAAAAGGGGAGGGGGGTACAATTCCCTCCCCAAATCTGATAGAGTTTACAAAGGTAGAATATCATCTGAATATAGAGTAATAGATGGGATTTCTACAGGAGCAATAATCAGAGGATTGACTACAAGTCAGGAGAGATTATATGCTTCACAATTAATAAATAAAAACCCTAAAGATATGGGGTATGATGAAGCAATGACAATCTATTGGGCAGATTTTACAGTAGATATACCAGAAGCAGGAATAGCTTTAGATGCTTCATACAGAATAGAAAAAAGAAAGATAGATGAGATAGAGGAACAAATAGAAATTCCACTAAATCTATTTAGTTATATGAAAGCTAAGTTTGCAATGCAATCTAGTAGAGTAGCTAAAAATGAATTGGAATTTGCTAATAGTGAATTATTTGACTTTAAAATTATAGATTTGTCTATTACTAAGAAAGTAGCATTAGACCAATTTAAACTACAAAATGAAGCAGATAGTAAATACATGGAATTAGTGAAAGGTTATACAGATGGACAAACAGCAGAGAAAATAGATTATCTGTTAGATACGTTGAAAAATCCAACTGAACATTTCTATTCCAAATCAATAGAAGATAAAATGATGAGATTGAAAGAGATATGTCAAGCAAAACCTGAATTATTTAAGGCAGCATTTGATAATGCACATCTTGCAACTGAATCATTGATTTATAGACTGGTTCAAACTAAATTAGTCATTAAAGAAGGAGATTTATATTTTATAGATGATAAAAGTTTTACCTACAAGGAAGCTATTAAGTACCTAGAAGACCAAATAAATTCTGCTAGTGTAGCAAAACTGAAAGCTCAATTGAAAGAAGCAATGTTCTCTAAAGTATAGATGTAAGTTTTTAATTAGTAAACAATTAAACCCAAATCAAAATGAACAAAGTTTTAATTTTAAGTGGAAACCAGAATTATGCTGCTTCCTCAGTTGTAACAGTAGATACTGCTGTTACAGCAGATTTATTGGCTATTGGTGCAATAGCTATGTATGGATTTGTAGATGCAGATGCCACAACTTCTGCAAATAATAAATCTAATGTTTTAGTTACATACGCTGCAACAGGTGCAGGTGTAACTCTTTATTCCGATTTCGTAAAAGGTGCTGATTCTTTAAGAATGGTACAAGGTGCTGCAACTTATCCTGTAGAAACTGGACATATTCAGTTAAAAGGGGTAACTAAAGTAGTTTATACTGCTTATAGTGCTGCTGTAAAACAAGTTTCTTTTGTTGGATGGAATGGAAAAACTGGAGCAGGTAACTTACCAACAATTTTAGAAGGAACTACTTCAACATTACAAGCAGTGCAAGTAATTCCAACTACTCCAAATTTAATTAGAGATGTAGAACATTATTCTATAAGTTCTAATGCTTCTGATAGTATGAGAACTGTAATGATTACTATGATTAATGCAATTAATAATAATAGTTATAAGACACATAGTGCATTTTTAACTAATAATGCAACTACAATTAATACTTATACAACTGGTAGTAGTCCAGGAAAAGCCACTTTAACTAAAGGAAGTACTATAATTACATGGGAATCAGCTAGTCCTACAGGAGCAGCATCAGGTGATGATATTATAATTGCAAATACTTCTGGAAATGTAGTAGGAACAACTGTAACTAACATTAATGGAGTGGTTTATAAAATTGCAGATATTACAAGTGCAGTTTGGACATTAACTACACCATATATGGGAGAGACAGAAACTATTGCTAGCCAAACAGCAAGTTTAGCTGGAATTCGTAAATTAACTACAGCAGGAACTGAATTTGGTATTAAATTACTAACAGATACTGCTGGACATGCTTACAAATATGCTCTGGATGGTAATCTTCAATACGCTACTCTCACTTATGGAGAATCAGCAGTAACTGGAAGTTTGGCTGTACAATCTAATAAAGGAACAGGTGTTGGTAGTGATGTGGTACTTATAGAAGATGGAACTATTGCTTATAGGGGACAATTTGATACTGTAAGTAAATGGCAACAACAACTTCCTAAGTTTGCAAATGCTGCAACAAACTATGCCACTTTCTACATTCAGTATACAAATAGTACAGTAGTATCAGGAACTAGTCAATCAAGAAGTATTAATAATCAATTGGTTATTTACATTCCTTCTGCTGCTAGTACTGCTATTACAAATTTACAAATAATGTTTAAGGGATTGTTTCCTAACGCTTCATGTAACTGGTAATAATTACCGAAATGACAGTACGGGATGCTTATATTCATGTTCAACAAGGGCTGCAAAACATTGCAGCCTTTGTGAACAAGAACATTGAACCAGATGAATTAGATTACATCTGGAATCAAATGTTCTATAAATTTATTGACTTATCTTTTCTACCAGAAGAAAAGAGGAGATTACCACAATACCAATTATTTCAAGAAATTCAAGCAAGTGTAGATGATTTAAGAAATTTACAGGAATCTGATTACACCAATACATTAACTTTATTTTCTAATGGAAAGAAATTACTATTACCATTAAATGATTATCACCATTTAATAAATGATAGAACATTAACATCTAAAGTGTGCAAAGATAAATGTGGAGTGGAAACTAAACAAACTTTAATAGGCACAAATAGATTAACCAAAGCAGAAGAATTACATAATAAATTAAACAATACTTTAGCTAAAACAACTCCAGAAAATCCAATTTCCAAATTAGATGGAGATTTCCTTTTTGTATATAATACATATAAAGGAAAGAAAGTGTTTGATATAGATGCAATTTATATAGACTACATAAAAACACCAGAATTTACTAAATACAATGACACTGGATTTCCTTTAGGAACAAAAGTTTATGAAATACCTGACCAAACTTGTTACAAATTAGTGAGAATGTGTATTATATATATTTCAACAGTTACACAACAAAATCCACAAAAAATATCAAACCTTGTTAATACTACAACATGACATTAATACCTAAATGGAAACTAACAACATCGAAAGATGTTAGTTATGTTCAATATAAAGATATAACAGGAGAATATGATGCTAAATTCAATCCTAATGGATATGGAGTACTTACAGTAGGAAAAAATGGAACAGTTAATTCAGATTCGGAAATAGTAACCTTATCTGCTCATGGATTAAGTAATGCAGACTATGTATTAATAACTGCATTAAGTTCAGAAACTTTTGCAAAAATAGGTTGTATATATAAAGTTGATTATGTAAGTAGTACAAAATTTAGATTAGATATAAATGGAGATTATGCGGGATTAGCAGATGGAACAACTATTAGTTACAAGGTATTGATTGAACCTATTAACAAACCTTTACATTCTTATGGTGTTATAAGAACAGAAGTTCAAATATCAACATTAGATAATAATCAAGAATTTAGTTTAGTTGCATTTGATAGTACTACAAGCGAATTTTTTCCACAAATAGATAATCCTGTAAATATAACTTATGAAGAAGTAACAGGAATAGATGGTGCATTTCCAGATAAAATATATTTATCAACTGATTATATATGGTATCCGTTAAGTATATTATCTATTAGTACTGATGAGGCAATTTTAAAATTAGCTAATGATGGTAGTAAAAAACAAATAGTAGGAAAAACATCAAATACTAAATTTGAAATAAATAATAATCTTACATCTTATGGTGATACTCCTTATGTAAAAGTATTTGGTACATCATCAGGGAAAAGTTTAATAACAGGAATTAATAGAGGTGTTAGTGGAGCAAATTTTTTAGTTTTAACAGCTGCTTTAACAGAATTAACAGTTGAAGAAGATGTTCTTGTATATGTGGGTTATAAAATAAATAATTACTTTGTAGCTGATGCAGAAGTTAAACTTTGTTTATCTAAAGCAATAGTGCAAGTAGATATAGACGACTGCTGTAATAGCTGTGAAGAATGTGTTGAGTTGGGATTTACTAAATTATCCGATATTTATACTACTTTAATTGCTATAAAAGAACAAGCAAAACAAGGTATGTACAATGAAGCAAGTAAGAATCTAATAGCAATAAATAAATATTGTACAAATTGTTGTAGCTGTGATGAGTAGAACTGAATTACAGAATTTAATAGATAAAGTAGCTAAAAAATTAGCTTATGTGAATATGCACTTTATGTATCATTATAGATTTGGTACGGATATATGTATGACAAGAGAAAGACAATATGCACTGTTTCTATACTACTGGATATTACTTAATTATGATGTAAATGAGGATGGGAGTACAAATGGACAATACAACTATATAACAGAAATAGAATTTAATACAGTAATACAGAAAATTAAAAAAGCATTACTTTGGTAGAAATAGATGACATATTAGATGAACATGGTGATTCTATAAAGTTACGTTGTAGTCCAACTACAGTTATTCCTCCATGTGGAACTGAAAGTGGAATACCTGAACCAACACCAGAACCAGAACCCACTCCTATAGCAGGAGGGGGAGATACTCCTGTTGGTGGAATAATAATGTATGGTGGAACAACTGCACCTGATAATTGGTTTTTATGTAATGGTGCAGAATATGATACAGAAACATATACTGAATTATTTGCAGTAATTGCTTATACATTTGGTGGGGCGGGAGAAAAGTTTAGAGTACCATCAGGAAATGGGAGAAGTCCAATAGGAACAGGAAATGCAGGAACACCTAATACAACAAATAGAACATTAGGAACGAAATATGGAAGTGAGAAAGTAGATGCTAATCATGGACATATTTTAGTCATAGACCAAGAAGAATTAATAAATTCTGTAGAGATTCCTGTTGTTGTTGATAATGTTAATATTGACGCACATTCTTTAACTGACATTAAATTAGACATTAACTCTTTAAATTTAAAACATAATCATGGTTTAGGAGACCCTGTAACTATACCAATAACTATAGAAGCAGTAGACCCACCACCTACTCCAGTTCCAATAGAATTAGATGGTGTAACATGTACTAGTAAAAGTAATGGAACAGTTTCTAATGCCTTAGCTTGCGACCCAGAAGGAGACGCACCATCAATAACAATTACAGGAGCAGATATAGTACCATTATTGACAGCTAGCATTAGTGTTGGTGGAGGTAGTACAGAGGATGCTTTAGAAGAATTAATACCTATAACAGGAACGATAAAAGCAGGAGAAGAATTAACTCATACTCCACATACTCATGGTGCTAATATAGAAGCAGCAGCATTAGATTTTACTCATAGTCATGGAGGAGAAGTACAAGCTACAGGAGCTTGGAAATTAGATATACTTCATCCAGTATTTGCAATTAATTATATAATAAGATATAAATAAAAGAAAATGGAAAAATTATTAGACATGTTATTTAGTTCAAGTTTTGGACAAAAAGGACATATTAAAATAACTGCAACAGGTACAATTACAGGTAAATTTGTTTTAGTAGAGGCATTTGGTGATGTAGTTATTAGTAATATGAAAGTAGGAGGAAGTGCAGATGTTGCTGAAACATTAAAAGATGGAAGAATCATATATGGTAATATAACTTCTATTACTTGTACTATATCAAGTACTGAATTTTTAAGAGTATATAAAGCATAAGTATAATGCCAAAATTAGGTTTAGGTTTAGGTTTAGATAAAAGAAGAGGTAATTTGATTGCCGCACCAGTAGCAATAGCACCTTATCCTTTTATTTCTGGAAATTTAACAGAGGGAAGTACGTTGTCAATCACTCCTGGTACGTGGACAGGAATACCAACTCCAACTCTTTCTTATCAGTGGAAAAGGGGAGCGACAAACATTGGCGGAGCAATAGGAACAACTTATGTAAGTGTTCTTGCAGATAGTGAAGAAATCATAACCTGCGTAGAAACGGCAACCAATGAAGCAGGTTCAGCATCACAGGCGAGTAATGCCTTAACAATGAATAATTACAAGCCTGTTAATACAGGTGCTCCTGTTGTAAGTGGTAATTTAACAGAGGGAAGTACGCTAACTACAACTAACGGAACTTGGACAGGAACAGGAATAAGTTATACTTATCAATGGACACGAAACGGAGTTGATATAGGAGGAGCGACAAACAACAGTTATGTATCTGTTTTAGCTGATTCAGAAAAACAAATTCTATGTGTCGTTAAGGCAACGAACTCAGCAGGAAATGCAAGTGCAAACAGTAATTATTTAACAATGAATAATTACAAACCTGTTAATACCGTTGCTCCAGCAGTAACCAATGCAGTTACAACTGGATTGTTCGGAATAGGTGAACAACTATCTTGTTCAGAAGGAACTTGGACAGGAACAGGAATAAGTTATAGTTACACATGGTACAGAGGTGCAACTGTTTTAGCAACAATAAACACTTATACACCTGTTACAGCCGACATAGGGCAGTCGATTAAGTGTGTAGTGAGAGGAACGAATGCAGCAGGATTTACAGATGCTGATAGTAATGCAGAAACTATTGTAAATGTATTCGTAAGTACATGGGATACCACAAAGGCGGGAAGTGCAAGTAATACAATTGTTTTACCTTACGAAGCAGCAGGAACTTATGAAGGAACTATTTATTGGGGTGATGGAACGACAAGTACAAACGCTTACGCAAATAGAACTAAAGTATATGCAGCAAGTGGAATTAAAACAGTAAAAGTAGTTGGAGTTACAACAGGATTTAGATTTGCTAATGCAGATGATAAATTAAAAATAACTAACATAGCAAGGTGGGGAGCGTTGCGATTAGGAAATAGTGGCGAATATTTTCGGGGATGTAAAAATTTAACATTAACAACGGTTGCAGATATATTAGATTTAACAGGAACAACTGATTGTTCATATATCTTTGCCGATTGTACCGCTTTCACAACTGTAAATAATATGAACAGTTGGAATATGGGTGCTGTAACAAAAATAACAGGTATGTTTCAATTGGCAGTTGCTTTCAATCAAAACATTGGAAGTTGGAATACAGGTGCTGTAACAGCTATGAATAATATGTTTTTTGGTGCAGCTGCTTTCAATCAAAACATTGGAAGTTGGAATACAGGTGCTGTAAAAAATATGGAGCAAACATTTAGGGGAGCAACTGCTTTCAATCAAAACATAGGAAGTTGGGATACTGCGAAGGTAACAAATATGTATGCTATGTTTTATAATGCACTTGCCTTTAATCAGAACATTGGAAGTTGGAATGTAAGTCTTGTTACTAATTTTACAGATTTTATGTTCGGAAAAACAGCCGCAACATTCTCAGCCGCCAACTTAGATGCAATCTATAACGGTTGGAGTTCTCGTTCAGTACAAGCATCAATAACAATAACATTTGGCTCTATAAAATACACATCAGCAGGAGTAGCAGGAAGAGCAGTTCTAACAGACGCTCCAAACAATTGGAGTATAACAGATGGAGGTATATAATGGAGATAATTAAACCAAACGAAACAACCTATTGGATAGGAACAGATGATAAAGATGATACAAATATTCATTACGGAGAGGTTACACCTGAACAGGAATTAACAACGGCAAAAATAGATGTGTGGACTACTTTTGATAAAGAAGAATGGATAGCTAAATTACTTACTTGTGGTATTGAAATAAAAGATTTAACAATTAACAATGACAACTAAAGAATTTAAAACTAAAATTACAAATGATTTTTCATGGAGTAAAATCATCCAGTGGGCATTTACAATTATAATATCAATAAGTGGTGCAATAGGTGGCGCATATACAGTTATAGGCGGGCATAATGACAGGCTTATTATTCTGGAAACTAATCAGGGCTACATGATGAAAAATCAGGAAAATATGGTTAAAAAGATTGATGATATTAATCTTGACTTTAATGATGTCAATAAAAAAATCGGAACAATAAACGGAAATATAGAAACCATAGACGTCAAATTGGGATTTATGATAGGTGGAATAAATTCATTAAATAAAAGACAATGATAACTAAAAAAAGTTTACATAGCAGATTCATAAAGAATTGGATTAGCACACTGATAGGAATAGGTGTAATAGTATTGGATTGTGTTATGCTTTATCAAGGCAAACTCGATGCTTCTGAATTTTCATTAGTATTTGGAGTGGGTGCTATTATTGCAGGACTTAAATATAAATCAGCAGTAACAAATGACTGATGGGAGAATATATAATAGTGATATTAGCAGTACTACTATTAATTTATGTAATAATTGAATTTATAGACGATGGTAACACAAAAAATAACTCTCAAAAGAGAAAAAGTTAAAGTAAAGAGAAAAGGAATTCATGCTAAAACTAAACATAGTAGTAGCAAGCACGCTAAATATTATAAAAAATTAAGTATTGGACAAGGATAAAAAATAAATCTAAATTATGGAATTAAAAGTTAAAAGATTTAAAAATGCTGTTAAATATACAGCAGGAAAATTATATATTGATGAAGTGTATTTTAGTTATACATTAGAAGATACTAATAGAATGCTAACTTCAAGTATGGATTTAGACATAATAAAGAAGATTAAAGTAAAGAATGAAACAGCTATACCTACAGGAAAATATGAAATAGTAGTAAATTTTAGTAATCACTTTAAAAAGCAGATGCCATTATTAATAGGAGTAAAAGGATTTGAAGGTATAAGAATACATGCAGGCAATAAACCTGAAGATACTGAAGGTTGTCTATTAGTAGGATATGAAGATAGTAGTGATGGATTCATGGGTAATAGTAGAGATGCAGTAACTGCATTATATACTAAATTATTTGAAGCAATTAAAACAGAAAAAATCTGGATAACATACGAATAACATTATGGAAGATTATGCTTTTGGATTAATGATATTATGTTCTACATTATTAATATGTTTAGCTGGAATGGCTAATGGAATTATGGATAGTATAGCATGGCATGACTATTATAAGAAATCTGGTTGTAAAGATAAATCATATTGGTTATCATCTTGGAAATCAATATATGATAAAAAAGGAGTAACAACTTGGTGGAAATCAAATATAATGATTTTATTTTGGAGTAAATGGCATACGTTTAAAATGATTATGCTATTTTCTTTTTATTTGGTAATCTGCCTTAATGTCTTCTTTTCTTTACAAGGTGTCAGCTTTGAAAATACTTATCATCTACTAACATTTTTACTTATTTATTTTGTATATTTGTATATACTTTTTTATCTTTCATTTAACTTTTTTTATAGATGAATGATTTTAGACCATATATAGTAGTATTAGCAGCAGGATTTTTAATAGGAATATTAACTTATAGAGCTTGTAATACTAAATCTACAATTATTATAGATACAGTATTTGTTATGAGCAAACCTATAATTGTAATAGATAGTGTTCCATATCCTGTATATACAGGAACATCATATATTTCTAATCATTTTAAACCATTACCAGTTGATACTTCAAAAAAAGACAGTTGTTGTGCAGCTTACAACAACTGTTTTCTTTCATATAGTAATCTATTCTCATATAGTGATAGTATCATCAGAAAAAGATACTATCCTATGAGGATAGAGAATGATACTATTAGAATAGATATTGGAGATAGTACATTAGGAACATTAGATTATAGATGGGTATCATATTACATAAAACCAATAAGAATTAAAAAATTAATTCCTAAAGATAAAATAGGAATTTATGGTAATATAGGATATGATTTAACAACTAAAAATGTATTAATAGGTAGTGATATTACTTATAGAGATTTAACAATTGGATATTTGGGAAATATGAAAGACCAAAATGGTATAAAATTAGGATATAGAATATTTAATAAATAAAGAAAATGGCACAACAGACATTATTACAAAAACTCGAAGTCTCTATAAACAAATCTGACAAAGTACAGGTAGCTTTATATGAAGTTATAAAACTTTTATATGAGAATTCAGATGCAGTAGAGGGAACTGCTTATGCTGATATTATTTCAGAATTTACAGTTGGAACAGGAGTAACCGTTGATGGGGTATTAATTAAAGATGGTAGAATAGCAAGTATTATTAATGAACTTATAACAGATATAGGTACTACTTATTCATCAGCAGGAACATTATCAGGAACAGATACAATAATTCAAGCATTAACTAAACTTAATGGAAATATTATTGAGTTACTTACAAGAGATAAAACTTTTATAGGAATAAAGACATTTGATTCATTTCCAATAGCTCCTTCAAATCTTCCTACAACTGATTGGCAATTAGCTAATAAGGCTTATGTGGATACTAAAGCATCAGGATTAATACCGAAAGAAAGTGTAAAAGCAGCAACAGTTACTACATTACCAGCTTGTACATATACAGGTTCAGGTGTTGGAGGTTACTTGGAAGCAGATAGCAATGATGCAATTTTACCTAATATTGATGATGTTACACTTATTGTTACAAATAGAGTTCTTATAAAAAATGAAAATAGTCCAATAACAAATGGTATTTACACGGTAGATACGGTTGGAGAAGTAGGTGTATCAAAATGGAAATTAATAAGAGCAACTGATTATGATTCAACAGCAGAAGTAGTAAGTGGCACTTTTATGCTTATAGAAGGTGGAACAGTAAATGCAAATAAATGGTATGCACAATTAACAATTGCTCCTACATTAGATACTGACTCACTTAATTTTGGAATTGTTAAGTTACCAACAGCATAATAAAATGAAATTATCAGTATTAACAGATATTATTGCATACGAACTTAAAAGACCAGATGATGCTGTTCTTAAAGAAACTATATCTAATTTAATTATTAGTGCAAGAGCCACTCTTATTAGACAGCAGTTTGTTAATACAAAATCTTTTTCTACAAATGCTTTATTAAATTTATGTGTACCATTAGAAACTGTAGATAGTGCAGAATGTTGTGGAGAAAATTTAGGGTGTAAATTTGCAGTATCAGAACAAATTCCTGTACCTATAGATGTAAAGGATGAAATAAACTTTAACTTTGTAGGAAGTATAGATGGATTAATTGGATTTGGTTATATTAAACCAGATGAAATGAGATTCATTAAATACAGAAAATTCAGTAAAAATCTTATATACTATACATGGATGAATAGAAGAATAATGATAGTAAACAAACCTTCTATTGAACAAGTTAAAGTAAGATATGTACCTATGAATCCATTAGAATTTTTAAAATATAATGATTGTGAAGGAAAGTCATGTTTTAATTTAGATGATGAAACATTTATAGAAGATACTTGGGAAGATGCAATAACAAGAATAATTATACCTAAACTAAAAGATACTAAAGAAGAACAAATTAAAATTAACGAAAATGATGGAGTATAAATTAGGTAATTTTTCTAAAGATTATAAAAGAGAAATAAAATCTGACTTGACTATAGGTCAGATTAATAGAGTATTAAAAGATTTGAATGATTATTTTTTAGATTATATATTATTGGAAAATGGTGAACTTTCACTATATGGATTATGTAGTTTTCATTTAGAAAGATTACAAAGAAATTTTGATAAATTAGCAGTTGATTGGTATAGAAGTAATAAGAATAAAAAAGAGATATTAGCAAGAGGAGGAAAAATAGCTACAAAAATAGGAATATCAGATAAAGGAAATCCTATTTTTGATGATGGAGAAAAGTGGATGGTATTCTTTTTAGATGATTTTTACTTTAGGGTAGTGAAAAAGAATTTATGTATAAAGAAAGAGGATGGTACTATTAAACCATTAGTTTTTAATGTTTTCTTTTGGAAATATATACAAAATGATAAGTTGTTAAAGAGATTTAACCACTATAAAAATAATAATAAACTTAATATACTTGATATACCTTTAAATAATGGACATAAAAACGATTTCGTCTAACTATGTTGTTCAAAGATTATTAGCTAACCATACTATAAATAATAGTAATTGGATAAATGATAGTAAAGATTGGGTAGCACAGGCTATGAGATTTATTGGAAAGCATGTTGGTTTTCCAGTAAAAATATGTGAGGATGTTTTAGTACAGGATTACCATACTTGTTATCCACATGATATGGAAGGAATACTTGCTGTAATGTATAAAGGTAATTTATTACCACTTGGAAGTGATATTTCTGGAATTGGATATACAAGACAATTAAATAAACAAGTAACTGATTCAATAGGATATAGTAATACATTAGAACTAAATAAATTAGAAGCACAAAAAGAAGCATTAATAAAACAATATGCTGAACACCCCACATCAGATATAGAAGAAGAAATAAATAGAATTGCAGCCAAAGTAAATAAACTTACCAAATTCATTTCTGCAAGTGTTCAATTAACTTCACAATCAAGAAAAACAAGAGGAGAGTTTTATAATACAAAGACTCAAGTTTTACAAACTTCTTTTGCTGAAGGTTATATAGATATTATCTATGTAGCATTTCCATTAGATGATGATGGATTTCCATTAATATTAGATGATGAATATTATATTCAAGCAGTTGAATGGTATATATTATTAATCTTAATGCAGAAGGGATACCAGCATCCTATATTCAAGTATCAAGAAGTATATAATATGTTTTTTGGTAGTAGAAAAACTGGAGAAATAGGATGGAAAGATATGGCAGCTAATCATGCGAGAATACCATCTATACAAGAAACAGAAAGATTAGCAAGAATGTGGGAACAGTTTAAATTTAGAAGAGAATTACCAATACAATTATTTAATAAAACAGAACAATCTTTTGGGTTAGTGTACTAAAATAAACTATGAAACCAAAAAAACTCAATTTAGATACTAACAAGACAGAAATGCCAGAGGGTGATTATGTTGGAGCAAGAAACATAACATCTGTTCAAAATGCTGATTATAAAATAAATGAGCATGGAGTAAGAATATTTGAAAAACCTGGTACACTGAATAATAATAGATATAGTCAACCACATATAGTAGATGATGAACCATATAGATTAGAACCTATTGGAGAAAAAGTAATAGATGATGGTAGAGTAATTATATTTTCAATTGGTTATTTTGGAAATTCCACACAGATTGCATTTAGTGAAATTGGTATAATAGATAAAGAAGGAGTATATACAACAGTAATTAATGATTTTTTTAGAAATATATATACTCTCGATAATACATTAAAATTTAATCCATATTTTCCAATAGTAGCAGAATACAACTATGTAAAGAATGATTTAATAGTTGGATTTACTGACTTTAATGAAAAACCTAAAGTAATTAATATTGATTACTATTTAAGAAAACCACCATCACCTACTGATAAATTTAACATCAATAATATATTGATGTTTCCTGATTTTAAAATACCAAGAACTAAAGTAACTACTAATTTAGGCAATGACTATGGTGGAATAACTGTAAACAATTCTGGAGGAACTAATTTAGAATCTGGTAGTCATCATCTATGTTTTGCTTATGAAGATGTTGATGGAGCAATAACAGATGTTACACCACCATTACCTGCTATTTATATATTTAAAGATGCTATAGAGATTGCAATTTCTAATGATGGTGCAGAAGGAAGTCTTCCTGATGTATTAACTTCTAAATCTGTAACAGTAGAATTAATAGATGTAGATACAAGATTCAAATACTTAATAGTGTATAGTCTTCAAAAAGTACAAGGTGGACAGGTTGTAGCTAAAAAATGTAATAGAGTAAATATTACAGCAAGTACATTAAGTTTTGTATATGGTGGTGGAACTTGGGAAGATGTAGATTTGAATCAGATATTAATAGGAAGAAGATATATTTCTAAAATGAAACATCTTACTCAAATTAATAATGCTTTATATTCAGTAGATACAGAAGGAAGAAGAAGAATAAAATATCAGAAATATGCTAATTTAATTGATATTCATATAGAAAGTAAATTTGTTGATATAAGAAGTACAGCAGACCCAGTAATACCACCAAAAGATGCAAAGGCAAGTGCATACTCATTTAATAATGTGGGATTACAACATAGAGAAGTATATGCTGTTTATTTTCATTGGGTATTAACAGATGGAAGTTTAAGTGAAGGATTTCATATTCCTGCATTTAGGAAATTAACATCAGCACAAATAGATGGGAAAGGATGGAGAGCAGACTCTACCGTAGTAAATGAATTAGTTGCAAAAAAATTTCAAGTAGAAGATACTTGTGCATTAGTCGGAGAAAGAATAGAAACTGGGTTTTGGGAAAATGAAGATGAAAAATATCCTATAACAGAAAATCATGATTTTGATTCAACAACTGATTATAATGGAAATACTTTAACTGGTGGAAAAAATTTAGAAGGACAAAAAGTAAGACATCCAAGAATGCCATCTATAGCATGGATGAGAGCTAATGTATATAATTCAGGAAATAGTCCAGCAACGTATGGAAAAACAGGATTAGATATGTTAGGAATAAGTTTAACTAATGTTATTCTTCCTTCTGAATTAGCACCATATGTAGATGGATGGACTGTATCTTTTGCAGAAAGACAATATGGTAATAGTTTAGTACTGGGACAATCACAATTAATTGCATCTGCTTATAGTCCAATACTTAATAAAAGAATAAGTAATGGGATAAATAAAGCAATAAAGCGTTTTATCCCTTATGCGTTAGAACATAATTTAGTTGGAGGTGGTGTTAGATTTTATGATTTTGCAATGATGAAAAATATGCCAGCTTTTTCAACAAGTTCATATTTAGCATTGGAACTACAATTTGATAGTAATAGTTGGTATGTACGTTCAAATCAAAGTAACATAAGTCCTCCTCAATATAATAGAATAACAGGATATGTAAATGTTGGAGAAGATGCTACTATTACTGCAAATGGTACAAGATTTAAAATTAACTCTTATAATTATTTACCAACAAATGCTACAACAGGAGAAGTAGATAATAGATTTTTAGAAAATACTTTAGAATTAGCAGTAAATGGAGCTTTTGATTGGGGAAGTGAGTATATTACTAATGATGAATATGTGGGAAAACATGGTGGTGTTGACGGAACAAAACAGATTTTAGCAACATTAGTAAATCATACTACTAATGTATATAATTCAGTTTTTAAACAGAAACTTAGATTAACAGGACTATATGTAAAAAAGAATGTATTACAGGGAACTTTTTATAGAGGAGATGTATATATTGTACATAATAGTATAAATGCAATGGGGCATTCAGCAGATAATGACCCATCACTACATGGAGAATATGGAGGATTTAGATGGGCGTATGTTTGGATATGTGAGAGTATATATAATTCTGAATTAAGAAATTCTTATAGTAATTATGCAAGAACACAATACTTTTTTAAATATGGTGTAATTCAGGCTTTTAATAACAGATTAGCTGACATAAATGGCAAAGATTGTGCATTACCTTATGATTTTAATACTGATTATGTATCATCTAATTCATATAAACTAATACCACCATTTGACCCAGATAGATTAGATAGAGAAACTTTAGATAAAGATAGATTTAAAATTAGTAGAAGTTTACCACAAGTAGCTGATGTTAATATCAATATGTGGAAAACATGGTTGGTAAATGATTATAAAAACTTTTATAAAGACAAGGGGGATATAACTAATGTTCAAGGATTTGATAGAAACTTATTGATTCATACTGCTACAGCATTATTTATGACTAGAAGTAATGAAGAATTAAAAGTTGATTTAGCATCAGTATTTATTGGACAAGGAAATATATTTGAAAGAGACCCAGAAGAAATAATACCAAGTGAAGAAGGTACATTTGGAACACAACATAGATTCTCATGTAAACTAACAGAAGTTGGTTATGTATTTATAGATAGTGAAAAAGGTAGATTATGTTTATTTGATGGTGGAAAAAATGTTATTGTACTAAGTGATGTAATGATGAGAGCCTTCTTACAATCAAATCTACGGATTACACCCCCCAGCAAAATCGCTGACACGATTCTCATGGGGATAAAACCCACCGATGACAACCCTTATTTCTTTAATGGCTTTAATGTAGTATATGATTCACTATATAAACGATTAATCATCTCTAAAAAACATTTTGTATTAAGCCCTACCGTCCCTCTTATATTAAAAAATGGTAAATATACAATTGGGGAATTTTTAATAGGATATGATAATATTTCATTTGAAAACAAGTCTTTTACTCTTTCCTATTCCTTAATTGACAATGGATTTACTTGTTTCCATGATTATATTCCAGATAGATTAATCAATACCAGAACTGAAGTTTTAGCATTTGTTAAATATATTAGTACAAATAATAAAACTACTATCTGTAGATTATTTAGACATAATTTTGAAGGTAATAAAGGAATCTATTACAATACTTCTATAATAAATATAGATACACTAACTGAAGCAGCTACTCCATTTTCTTCTTATGTAGTAATGTGCTTTGCTCCAACTAAAGGAGTGCAAGGTAGACCATCTATTGAATTTATTAATGCTTCATGGATTGCAGATATAATTACAAAAACAGGTGCTAAACTATCATGGGAAACTTTTAATTACATATTAGCATTTAATTCCTATCAATCAACTGATGAATTTCTATTAAAACCATTTAATTTTACTAATTATTTTGAGTCTAATACCAGAAATATAAAAAATACTTGGTACTTTGATAAACTAATAGACCTATTGCGTGATGATATATTTATTACAGGTATTCCTTTTCAACCATTTATTGTTAATGATAAACTTAATTTAGACATATCTCCAATAGACCTTGATAAACACTTCTTTAATAAACTTTCTCTTATAGATAAATTTTTATGTGTAAAACTCTTGTATTCTAATGAATTAAATGGTATCTTGCAAAATGAAATTAGAATACTTGACATTAGTGTAGATGGTATTATTTCACCACGTTAATTGTATGTAAATGAACTACCTAAGAAGTATATATGATTTTAAAAAGACTCTTCCAAAGTATCGAGGTGGTGGACTATCTGATTATACCAGAGGAAATTTCGGAAAAAATAATAATAAAGTAAGTTTAACTGCACCACAACCATTTTCTAAAATGAGTAGCGGATTAGGACTTGCAGCAATGGCTGCTGCTCCTATATTGGATGAAACAGGAAAAAAGAAAGAACAAGACATTTACGGAAATGAATATGTTAAACAAGATGAAGGAACTTCTATATTAGATAGTGCATTATCTGGTGCTGCGATGGGGTCAAATATAGATATTATGACAGGTGGTGCTACAATGGGATTAGGTACTGCTGTTGGTGCAATTGCAGGTGCAGGATATGGTTGGTATAAATCAGCTACAGGAAACAGAGAAATAGATGACCAAATAAATAAAGCAAGAGAAAGACATTCAGAAGAAAGTAAAGCAGAAGGAGTAAATAACTACAATTTAGCAAAAGCAAGTGGATTTAATGATAGTGGGAATAGATATGCAAGTATGTTTAAGAGAGGTGGATATTTAAAGAAATATCCTGAAGGTGGATTAATAAATGATAATGAAGGATATAGACAATCTAACATAGCTAATTTTACTAACAAAAAAGTAATAAACAGTAATTACATAGATACTAATAATATGTCTGTACCTGCTATTATGGCTAATGGAAAGAAACTATATAATAATACAGGAACTCATTATATTAAAGGAAAGAATGTAACTGAATATCCTGTGTTTCAAGGTGGTGGAAAAATAAAACCTAAATTAGACACATCTAATTGGGAGCAAAGTAGTTTAGATAGTTTAAGTTTATATAATAAAAGCAGACAGTATCAAACAAATATTGAAAAGGGCTATGATGATTATTATAAAGATAGTTATCCTACCTATAATAAAGATTTTATTAATGTAGCTTATAATAACAAAAAGCTCCCCTCTAGAAAATTAGTATTACTAAAAGAATATCCTAAGTTGAGGGAAGACAATAAAAATTATAGTATAGATGAAGAGATAGATGAATTTAAAAGATTTGGATATGGTAAAGGTTTGGATGAAATCATACATACTAATTTACAAAATTTAAAAAATCTTCAAAATGATAAAATTAAACCTTATAAAATATTTGTACAAGCAGAATCTCCTGATTATCCAATTTACAAAAAACCAGTAGGAGTTCAGAAGAAAGTTGAACAACCTGTTATACCAACAGATACTACAACAGTTGTACCACAATCTGTTGTTCCAGAACAAACAAAACCTAAATACACAAGTGAAAAGAAATTTTATCAAGGTTATAAAGAATTAATTAATCCTACTGGATTAAGACCAGATTATTATCATCCTGAACAAGTTGATAGTGCAAGAGTAGCAAAAACTGCTGAGTGGGATAATAGAAATAAAAAGAATTTAAAAACAGGAAATAGTTTAGCTACTACAAAATTTAAAATGGGTGGAGAAATAAATGTAGATGATAAAGAATTAAATAGATTAAAGAAATTAGGTTATAAATTTGATATATTATGACAAGAATAAGAATTACAGGTATTCCACAATATCAACAAGGTGGAAATGTAAATAATCCTGAATATGAAGTGGAAAACCAAGAAATAATTCAAGGACAGGGAACTCAATTAGAAGGACAGGAAAATTTAGCATCTGATATGACTAAAGCTGTTGGAGCTACCCATGAAAATGGTGGTGTTGAAGGACAAGGTGGTGAAAGAGTATTTTCTAATAGGTCTTATCCTTCACCTATGCTTATTTCTTCTTTATCTGCTTATAAATTAAAGGTAAATCCTAATGATAGTCATGCTGCTATTGCTGAAAAACTTGGTAGAAGAAAAGGAAGATTTGAAAAGAAGATAAAAAGTAATGAGCCAATTGCTTCAAGAACAGGAAAAGCAATGACTGATAGAATAAATGAAGCAACTGAACTTACATTTCAAGACCAAGAGATGCAGAAACAACAAGAGATGCAACAACAACAAGGAATGATGATGGCTGCTTATGGTGGAAAATTACCTAAGTATCAATTAGATATTAAAAGAAAAGCTATAAATAAATTAGCAGGATTTACTCAACTACAAGACCCGAATACTATTATTAAAAAGCCATCATATCCAGATAATTTTTATTTTCAAAATCCATTATTTAATTCTGCTAATTATGCTGAAAATCAAAATATAATGGGTGGAGGAAAATCTCCATTAAACCCAGATTACATAAATCCATTATTTAA